GCTCCTATCCCTCCGAGTACATTGCCTAGTCCCACTGTACCACCTAATACATTAGGACTTTTTACCACGTCATACGATAGGCTAGCAAATCCATCTGGCTTTCCGTAGTCCACACTACCTGAAAGATATTTTACACCTTCGTACTCAACAGTCATTGTGTTATCTAAACTTTCGTTTGCGGAATAATCTACTTGGCCATGTGACCAAGATTTGATTCTTGGTGCCATAAGTTCATACCCGTTGAATCTTTGCCTACTTAAGGTGTACAGCGATATTTTTTTAAAAAAGTTTGTTGGGGTAGCAAATCCCATTCCGTATGCTCCGGAATAATTCAGCAGACTCATGGGGTGATTGCCTTGCTCGTTTCCTCCGTCATAGGCATAATGTGCATAGTAGGCCGAATACATTGAATGCATTAGACCAGCATTGTCGTCATGAAATGTTAGACTAATAGGTTCGTAATTTATTTTCTTATAAACCTGCTTGGTACGATTATACACATTCTTATTGACCATTTCAAAATTAAATTTAGGCAGATCGGTGGATTTAATCAACAGACTGACTTCTCTTTCTGCTCCTGTAAACACAGCATAATAAAGAAATTTTGTTCTGGGGGCCAGCCGATAATAATTGTCAACAAATATTCGTGAGGCATGTTGAAAATTTCCAACCACACCTTTAGGTCCACTGTCGATACTATTTAAAAATCTTGTTAACTTGCTAGTCATACAATTATTTATGCATAAAAAAAGCCCGAATTATTCGGGCTTTTTTGTGTTACGGTATTAATTAAATACCAGCACTACCTACTGATAAGGCACTAGAGCTTGATCTAGCTGCGCCGGCTGTGCCTATACCAACAACACCAACTGCATCCGGAGTGTGCATTGCATTGTCATATACAATGGTCAATGCTACTGTAGCAGGCTCGTTGGTTGCATAATTCAAATCACCGTAGTCGGTATTTTGTAGGAAACAACCGTAACATTCCCAGGTTTCAAGAGTTACAGCAGCACCAGCACCGTTACCACCGTCTAGTACTTCAATACGTGTGGTAAACTTGTAGTCAATACCAGAGCGGGCGCTGGCCTGCTCATGGAAATCAAACTGCTTCTGAATCTGTTGACCAACTAACTTGATAATATTACTGCTGGCATCATCTCTGAGATTCAGTGTAATATTTTCCCAGGTGTACTTGCCTGCAAGTTTGATCTTGGAATTGTAAATTTCGATTGGGATTTCTTCAAAAGAAACTTTTGGTCGAGTAACGTCCATGACCTGTTTGGTAAGTTCTGTACTAGACGATGTGCCGAAACCTAGTAAAGTAACACGAAAGCGATACTTTAGTTTCGGCATCAACATACCGGTATTTGAACCAGGACCAGATGGGTTAATCGAGTAATTTGTTAATGATGTAATTGCCATTGTCTTATGCTCCGATATTGTATTTATTCATTAAATTTCACCTGTGTTCTTGAGACGCAATGGTATGTAAATAAATTCAACGGCCTTGGTTGGCTCGATGGCAACATCTACATATAATTCATTACGATCAACTCTACTTGGTGTATTGTTGGTTTCGTCGCATACCACCGCATAGTCATAGATAGCTCTTAGACCCACTAGTTCTAGCAACAGACTTTCTACAGCTTGTTTGATTTCATCACGGGTGGTTTGATCGTTTGGCTCAAATATATATGGACGAGCAAGTTTTGTCAACTGACTGCGTAGATATACTACAAGACGTGCCACGTTGATTCTATCTAGAGAACTGGCATTTCTAGCACGAGTCTTTTGACCATAAGCTACCAATCCTGTGCCTACAAAGAACGGAATTGGATTGACTTTTAGATCATACAGTGTATCTCTCTGACCGTTATTTAAAGCAACGCTTTGGAATTCACCTGTCAACGAGTCAATGTATCCCACTGCTGTGGCATTGGTAATGCCACCACGACGTGTGCCTGCTGGAGCAAACCAAGGAAAACTCACCTGGTCGCTTAGAGCAATAGTTCTCAGCATCATGTGACTGGCTGGAACCACAGCGTTGGCGCCTGTAAGATCAGTGGTAAATCCGTTTGGATAGTAGACTGCTGCATATTCATCATAGGTAACAATACCATCATCTCCGTTGTCCAGTGCTAGATTAGCATTGGTACCCCAGGTAGTTAGGCTTGTTGCATCGCTCTTTAGGCGCAATGGTGTATCACCAACCACAAAAGCTGTGACCTTGCGATCCAGATTCAAGTTGATTAGATTGCTAAATGCTTCTGGATATCCAGGGCAAGCAATTATATTGAAGTTTCTGCGTTCTTCGTCACGTGCTTCTTCGCTGGTGTCAATGGCGCTCTTCAATGCAGCAACCACAGCTGATCTCTGTGCCTTGCGTCCAAAGCTGCCTGACCCATCTTCATTGTTGGGACTAGCAGTGGTCCAACGATCTGGCCAGTATGTTTCCATGCTGTACTCACCACCTGTGGATGCATCAATATAACGTGGATTGTCTGCTGTGGTGTCAATATAACCGTTGTTGTATTTCTTGACATTTCCACCGCTTCTACGTAGATTCCACAGCAACATGCCTTTGGGATATAGATCTGGATCCGGTGCATCTGGGTCCAAGAAATCGTTGTTTAACAAGTCTTTGATTGATCCTGTAGGCGCAGCAGTAGTTGATCCACCAGTAGTACCTGCACGAGCATCTGCAAATAAAATACCTTCTTCTGAGGTTTGATCAGTTTTATCTACCAATACCCATCTAGTAGATATTCTATTTCCTGCATCAACGTTAAACTTATAGATAGTTGGAAAATTTTCTAGGTCTGCTGTGCTGATCCAAATATCTCCATTAACCAAATTACTTGAGCCGTTACTTTGTTTTTCAGGCATTGTTGCGGATACAATTGGACCTTCTGGATCTGTAACGTTGGCATAATATGGCGCTGCAATAATAGATTCGCCACTGCTGCCGTCATACTTATAGCCTACCCATGCACTGCCATTGTGAATCATTAGATCCACTTCACCAAAGGCAGGATTGTACCATAGTTGGCCATCTGCTGGCTCTTCTAATGGAGCATCTGGAGTAGCAGCAAACACATCATTGACCAATGGAATCCACAATGAAGCCAAATAACCTTCTGCTGCTCCTGTTGCCAAGCCGCCCGACAATGCGTAGAAATTACTGGTTCCTGCTCCTGTTGCTAGATTGTAGACTGGGAACAGTGTACTAATAGCAGTACCGGTAACATCAGTTAGTCTAAAATCGCCACCTGTCTTGTGTGTGATTACCAATTCGTTGCTGGTTGTAACACTGGCTACTACGTTATTTGTAACAGCATCGCCGGCTGAATCAGTATAACTCGCAGCATTAATTAATCCTGCGATTGTAAACGCATCGTCTGCTGTGCCTGCTGCTGTGAATGTAAATGAAGCTGCTGTGCTCAATGCAGTATCGCCAACGATCGACTGTTTGATTGTGAAAGTTCTTACACCACTGATTGTACCTAAAGTAATAATTTTAGATTTGATAGCAGTTTCACCACTGGCAGCTCTTTTAAATATTCTAAAAGTAGTAGTGGCCAGTGTTGCATCCATGCCATCAAAACCGTTCACTGCTCCAGTGGTAGCGGAATATGATCCTACATCTTCTCTTGCATTTGTTTGAACAAACAATGCACCCTTAGCAAGGTTTGTGCCGCCGCCGGATTTATCAAGATAGTATAAGGCAGAGTGTGGAGTTGCATACAAAGGTGCTTCAACTGCCATCCACGCATCAGTGCTTGCATTATACTTTTTAACTCTCCAACGAGATCCATTGTTTGGTTCGGTGGTTTTCAACCATACAGAACCTGTAGGACGAGCATTTACTGTAGATCCAAAATCTGATCTCTTAAACAGTGGTATGCTGGTATGTGGTTGTTGGGCCAATACTGGGCACATGTATGTACCAGCAGCAATGTTTAATAGGCCAGCACCTGTGCCTAGTACAGTTCCACTGAGTACAATACCACCGGTTCCACCAGCAGTTGCGGTAGAGTCACCGCCTGTGGCAGTAGAAGTACCGTCACTGAATAGATACAATCTGCTGTTTTTAGCAACAGCTGTGATGCCGCTGCCATTCATCAGCGTGTTAATACTGGAAACACAGGAAGTGAGACTAACACCCGGTGTAATAGTTACACCATTGATATCCAATGTGCCTGATATTGCACCTACCGCTGCCGAACTAAATGCTGTGGGATGACTAGCAGCCCAGTTAGGACTACCGACCAATACCCATGTACCAGCTGTGATACCAGCAGTGGCATTGCCAGCACTCTTGTAATACATTCTTACCAGTTCATCATCAGCTAAAAATGTTCCGTCTCCTGCGGCTGTTTGAAACACCACAGCATAGTCACCGATGGTGCCTACTGATGTTTTAGGAGCATTGCTGTTGATATTGTCAAGATCAGCGTCTGTAAGTACCAATGGAGTTTTAGCAGTGAATTTTTGACCACTGTCTGCCAATGCCAAGCTGTTCCATTCGTTAATTCCCCAAGTGGTGGTTTGTGTATCTACCCACCACTTGCCGTCAGCTGGGTCCGCTCCCGGTGCATCTGTTTGACCTTCTAGTTCATTTAGGTTGATGTCTGCACGTAGAATGAATGCAGAATTCGAAACGCCCAACAAGCTGTAGGCAGCTAGTAGACCGTATTCGTTTCTTTCGCCACCGTGTATAGGACTAGCCGATACTGTCTTTTCAAAGAACGGTGAACCAAATGTGTCAACAAGTTCTCGTTGACTGGTCATTTTGAATACCTTACCTGCATTGGCTGCAGTGGTACCTGAAGCTGTGCCTGTGCCAGCTCCGTTTATTTTGTTTTCAGCAGTGGCTACAACAATTAACGGAACCGTACCTGGTTCAGCTGGAGTATAAAAACTCTCGTCAATTACCGTAACTTGTACGCCTGGTGATGTTAGTGCCATTCGACTGTCTCCTAGGGTTAAATCAATGTACTATTATTTAGCGGCATCACAAAAAAACCCCAGGATATACAAGGTCAAAAAGGGGTTGAAAAGGTGTAAATATGTTTATGAGACCCCTGTGTAGGTGCGGACAACGACCCCGTGCGGTAAACTATAAAAAGAACAACAAGATCTATTATAGATCATTGTGCGAGATCTGCATGGCCAACGGTCTAGGGTTTGGTATTCCTAGATGGCATCGCTCTGGATACCGAATTAAAAATCAATGTGACAAATGTGGGTTTCGCTCAGCCCACAAAGAAGTTTTTAGAGTATTTCACATAGACGGTAATCTAGACCATTGTCGACACAGCAATTTAAAAACTGTGTGTTCAAACTGTGCCCAAATACTAGGCAAAGAAGGAATCACTTGGCGACAGGGCGATCTTGTCGCTGACTACTAGGCTGGCCGACTGCCTATAAAGGTCATCAATAGAACCGTTGTTGTCGATTACAACATCAAAGTCACTGCCTAACCAAGCCCACTCGCTGGCGTGTATCTTGCGCATTTTCATTGCATTTAATCCTACGTTGTTGCCTTGATTTGCGCTGACTGCCTCTGCATACCAGGTAGGTAGTATTCCCCTTTGTACCCAAACAATGTTTCCACCTGCCTGTTTTAGAGATTCAATTTCATTAGGAAATCTGCAATCTGAAATTACAATATTATCTCGACTGTTACGCAGTTTGTTTTCCAGGCTGGCAATCCATATGTCATCGTGAAATGCCTTACGACAAACTTCAGTACCCCAGTATTGTAACACCCATCTTGGGGTCAGTGTGGGCATCTCAAGTCTAGCGGCCCACCATGGAT